GCGGTCTACAAGATCACCGAGATGAACAACAGTACGAACATTGTTAGCGTCTAAATAAGGAAAAAATACTTCATCAAGGAACTTTTTACTGTTGTCCATAAAGGCGATGTTATCATTGCGAATACCCCAGTGTGTATCTGTAATTAGTGCAATCTTCATCTAGCAGTTTTCTTTCGATTCGAAAATGAATTTCTGTCACGAGAATACGTATTTAAACAAACAGTCGTATAATCTCTGATAGTTTCAAGACGAAGTATGTAATTATTACGTTCGTTTTCTCGAACACTAGGATCATTAATTTTATCAATTAGATCAATAACGTTAGCTGGCACTAGGTGTAAGTTCTTCATTAATTTCGTCCTCTACAAATTTTTCTAAGCCTACTTTAGTTTTTTTTGTGTTCTTTATCAATTTACTTTCAAAATTCCTAATAATATCATCAGAGTATTCATTGTGCTTAACTTGAATAGAATGACTACCTTCTTGCTGATCGTATAGTTCGTCCATAATGCCAGAGTTTTCAAAATTCTTGTGCTTGATATAAGCTTGCTTCTTCTCCTTATGAATTCTACGAATAAAAGCGTTCCATGCAATTTGAGTAAAATAGGCAAAAGGATTTGAAGACTTCTCTGGGTCGAAACTATGAGCAGCCGATACGCAGTTCTCAATTGCGTCGGCTATCATCTCATCTCGGTATGAGTAATTCATAAAGTTAGGCTTGGTAGAAAGCCTATTGCATATTTGCAAAAAACACTGCCCGACATAATTAGGTACAGATGGAGGAATATTACCCATTTCTTCTGCGAATTTGAGCTTATCTTTATACTTAATCATCTCTTCGTACAGCGTTTTATTATTTACATAATTACGTTTCGCTCTTGGTAGTTTTGCCATATTATGCCTTTATGTTTACTGGATATATCCTATAATCAAATTTTTCTTCATTATAGATTGCCATACGTGCAACGAAATGCATTATAGTAAAATTCTTTTTAGTTTTCCAAGTTAAATCGTCAGCGATGTCATAAAGAGTAGCGCCATCTTTACCAGCTGATTTGCGTAGTACACGACCAATTGATTGTAGAGTTCGAATCTTGGATTTTGAAGGACTAGCAGATATAATGTTACGCAGACTAGGAATGTTGACACCTGTGGAGAAAGTTCCAACAGAAGCAACCACAATAGCGTTTTCTTCGTTTTCCAAAAGTCTACGAATTTCTTCACGTTCTTCTCCATCAACGCCACCGTGAACGTAAAATATTGGTCGACCACAATCTTTCAATAAGTCATACAACACTTTACCGTGTTTTTCAACAAATTGAAACAATAACAACGTATTACCCTTGAGAGAAAGGGTCAAGTTCATAATAAATTTATTTCTAGCATCATTGCGGACAAGAAAATCGAGTTCTGCCTGATAATCAGAATTGCGTAGTTGTTTACGTATCTCGTCAGGATACTTCAATATTATAGCTTTAATTTCAAATTTTGTCAAGTGTTTTTGATCAATTAATTCAGCAGTACTGATAACCTTTCTAACAGGTCCAAACAAACCCTCGAGGACGAGTTTATGAGTTTGAGCGTCGTCGATAGTACCTGTAAATCCGAAACGATATCTACAATTACTAAGCTTAGACATAATAGAAGTAAGAGACTTTGCCTTGAAGAGATGAGCTTCGTCACCTATAACGACATCAAATTGCTTGAAATACTCTTTAGGAAGCTTATATATCGACTGCCAGGTTGAGATGGTAATTGGTTTATCTGTTTGTTTATCTTGTCCAGCGTATATTCGATGGACGAAGTCAGAAGATAAAAAACCATAGTCACTAAAATCAGAGGCAAGTTGACTAACCAAAGAAGTAGTTGGCACAATAATAAGAGTCCGTGCATTGTAGTACCTCGCTATAAGATAGATAATAAATGATTTACCAGAAGCAGTTGGGGAAAGCATAAGTGTTCTGCGATTACGTACAGCATATGTAAATGCATCAATTTGATAATCTCTACGTTCAAATTTTTTTGGAATGTTTAACGAGTTAACAAAATCATTTGCTTCTTTGAGAGAAAACTCATCTGCAGAAAAATCTGATTTATAGATAACCGTATAGTTGCGAGACTTAGCAAACTCTTCAACGTACTTATTGAGTCCTGCGTAAAGCAAACAAGACATAACATTGAACAAACGAATTTTACCATCCCACACTTTATTGCGGACGGCTGGCATAAATTTAGCACCTGGAACTTCGAAAGTAAAGTACTCGCTTAACTCGAATCCGATACCAGGGTCGCATATGATTTTATTATACGTCTCATCAAAACGTTCAATCTCAATTATATCCATTATGCTCCCATTGTAAATTTGTGCCAATCAATAGCTGACTTAATTTGGAATCCTCTGTTGACTAAGCTTTTGATAATAGATTCGAGCAATTCAACTTTTTCTTGTTGCAATCCAATTTTTAAAGACAGGGCGATAAGTTCCTTGTCTCCTTCCATATACATAGGCATTTCTTGCTTGAGAATCATACCTCGCGAGGGCATGCTCCAACCGAACTCACGAGATTCAGCAGAAGGACCCTGAGTATAAAATTCATACTTAGCGAGCTTAAGCGATTTCATCTCGCCTTCATATTTACGCAACAGTAGCTTTTCAGCGCTGTATAGCTTATAATACTTGTTATGGAGTTTAGGTATCTTGATACTCTCGTTACCGAGATCAGTAGTATCGATATCGCTATCTACATCCCAAACTGTGTAAATTTCTTCTAGCTTCATAATCCCCTCACTTTATAATCATATTATAGCGTAATTAGGATTAAAAGTATACTACAATTTTACAACATCGTAAAGAATATATTTGAACTCTGCAGTTGCAGTAATATAATTAACATCTGTATCAGTTACTTTAAATTGAAGATCTGATAATGATGTTGGAAATGCATCTCGAAAAGTTACTTCGAATGCAGGAAGTCTAACTTGATTTAAAATTATTAAAGAAATATCAGATCGCAATCCTTCACCAGTAGTAGGTGGTGCAATACTCAAAGTTTTATATTCTTCAAACTGAAATGGAAATCCTAAACCTCTAATCCAGTTATGAACTTCGAACCAGTTTTGCATATCTTCATCAACTTTAAAAGATACTCTTAAAGTATTAAAATCAACATGATCACCGGAAATAGGAATACGGACAAAAGGATTCGTTTGAGATGGGAAATTAATAGAAATAGCAGGTAAATTTACTTCTTGAATGTAAAAATTTAAATGAGGAGAACGCTTAATCTGGAATATAAAATTAATAGGACTAAGGAAATTCTTGTTGTACGGTGTATTATCAATAGCAGTCATCAGTACCTCCTGGATCTAATATTATTTATATATCATCCTGTCATATATGATTATACTGGTTATCTGTTATAAAGTAAAGAAAAAAGGGAAGCATTTCTGCTCCCCCTTAAGTTTGCGGCTTGAAACCGTCTTGTATTGCCTCGCCTTTGACTCAGCGAGGTTTCAATTACATTAGGTTGTTAACAATCATACGACGATAGTAGATGTTAGTCGAAATAAGAAGCTCGCCCTGACCCTTAATTGGCTGATAAGAACTATTCATTTCAGCGAATGGATTGGCTACCATGCCGTAACGAGTCTTAAAGCCGATCTTAGGCTGGAAGCTTGACTGATCAACTGCACGTACCATCTGTAGAGGAACGTATGGGCAATAGAATAGACCAGCGTCGAATGCTGAAGAACCCTTATAGCCAACAGTTAGATAGTTACCACCGATTGCGTATGGATCGATGTATACCTTTAGACGACCGTTAAGAACACCAGCGAAAGTGTTACCAGTGTCATCAACCTGGAGGTTGTTAGAGTTAAGAGCAGGAGTGTAATCAAGAACACCAGCCATCTGAAGTGCAGAAGCAACGTCTGAAGAACAGATAACGATGTTACCCTTACCACGACGAGTCTGACGAGCGATAGCGTTGGCTTCTCTTTCAAGCTGGAACATAAGACCCTTGAACTTTTCTACTGACCAACGACCGTTTGAATCGGTGTCAAGATCGAAAATTCCCTGAGTAGTAGTATTGTCCATAGCACCCTTAACAGCTGTGATGTTGATAGTACGAACAACTTCACGGTTGATTTCAGAAAGAATTTCTGCAGAAAGGATGTTAGCAAGTTCTGTTTCAGCGTCAAGACCATGGATTGCCTTAAGATCCTGGGCAAGTTCCATAGTATATTCTGCCTTGAGGGCACGTGACTTAGCAGTAACAGTTACCTTTTCAATAGTGAAAGCCATCTGAGAGAAATCAGAAGCGCCGCTATTGTTAGAACCAAGAGTTTCTGCAACAGTAGTAGCCATACCGCCACCAGTGTTATAAGTGCTTAGTGCAGTAAGTGGTGTAGTGTTAGTTGCACCTGGGAATGTACCCTGATTCTTGTCACCAAGAACATTTGTACCACCAACGACAGAAGAGAACGCAGTGTTAACTTCCTGATAGAAAGTTTCCTGAGTTACAGCGCCACCCTGAGCAACAGCATAACCAGTTGAGTTAGTTTGCTGGTTAGAATACATTGAACGCATTGCGAAGATAAGTCCTGTTGGACCAGTCATTGGCTGAACGCCGCAGATATCATAAGCAATAAGGTTAGGCATTGCACGACGTACAAGGCTGATCAATACTGGATCGAAAGTATCAATACCACCAGTACCACCAGTTGACGAAGAACCACCCATAGCGTTAACAGCGGATGGAGCAATACCAGCTTCTGTAAGAGTCTGATATGAACCGTGAGCAGCAGACTCCTGAAGAGCCTTCTGTGTATTTTCGAGCATTACTGCTGTAACAGAGCGACGGTGATTGTCCTTGATTGCTCCAAGAGCGTCATGGTCAAGCACTGGTGCCCACTTATTTTGAATTTCCTCAGCTAGATACATTTTTGTCTCCCTTTCTAAAGGTGTTTATGTAATATTTATAAAAATTATTTCTTTACGTTTTTAGAAATTGCTTGTACGTAACGATTAACGGATGGATCGATAGAAACTGATTCAGTAAAAGTTTCGCCTTCAAAAGTTTCTTCTTCAATGTTTGTAGAAACAATTTGTTTCTTAACATTAAAATAACTTTCCTTGACAAAAGATAGCTTCTTACCATAAGTTTCTAGATCACCATCAAAGTCAATGCCTTCTGCAAGAGCCTTGAACTTTTCTACTTGTGAAAGAGCAAGACCATCGCATAGGCTTTCAAGGATTTCGTCCTTTTCGACTTCTGCTACAGTTCTCTTGAGCTCTACGTT